GCCGTCCCCCCGAGATAAAAACAGAAGATTGTACGCATGGTTTTTTGTTAGCCATTTTGCCGCCCAGAAGCGCCATCTAGCGCCTATCTAAGCCAATTGTGAGTTTTTTGCCTGCGCGGTCAATCCTGTGTTATAGGGAATTTATCAACAAAGAAAAAATGGAGAAATGTTGAAATAAAGCCATTTAAGCGTTACAGATATGGTATAATAAAAATACCGCTGCGATATTGGCGTATCCAGCGGCGTGACCGACCGATAAGGAGTCGATATGGATGAGTATACCCGTCGCGAGATGCTGAGATTTCTCTCAAAAATCAAAACATTGAATAATGGATGCTGGGAATGGACATCAACCATCAACCGTAAGGGGTATGGCGTATTAAGCGTCCACGGGAAACCAGTTGCCGCCTATCGCGTCTCGTACATGTTGTTTCGCGGCGAAATACCGCCTGCAATGCAGATTGATCACATCTGCCATAATCGAGCGTGCGTCAATCCCAATCATTTGCGTCTAGCTACCACGACTCAGAACAATGAAAATCACACAGGAGCGAATCGCAACAGTGGAACTGGCGTTCGAGGCGTATATTGGGAAGCCGACAGGCAGAAATATCGTGTCGAAGTCATCAGCAAAGGCAAACGTCATCGGAAAGGCGGGTTCTCGAACTTAAGCGATGCTGCTGCATACGCTCGCGAGCTGCGCAATGAATTGATGACCTTTAATGATGCGGACAGGCAATGAGCAATTGCGAGGAATGCGGGACATTTTTAGGCTCTGTCCAATTTCATGGCGGCAGTGTGCAACGCTTTTGTTCAACTCGCTGCCGTGTCCGTGCCTATCGAAAAAGACATCAGATACCACAAGTGCTCAAGTCGCTGCCCCGTTGGGTGCGCGCCGTCGGTAAGCGTCCGATCCAGTGTGATGGGTCGCCGGCCAGTTCGACCGACCCCGATACCTGGGCATCATATTCGGAGGTCATGCGTTCCAAAGCCGGTGACGGCTACGGTATCATGCTCGGCGATGGGCTTGCGTGCTGGGATTTCGACCATGTTGATTTGACCAGTCCGCCCGCGAAGGCGTTGGAGCTGTTGCCGGATGCGATCTATGCGGAGGTTTCGTCCAGTGGACATGGGTTGCATGTGTTCGTGGAGTCGTCGGAGTCGAGTTTCCGGCGTGCCGGTGTTGAGTTTTATTCGCGTTCGCGGTTTATTCGCATGACGGGAAGGAGGTGGCCGAAGTGACCACGGTTATCCGCAATCAGGGTACGAGTCTGGCGGTGCGCGAGAAGCTGGCCGCTGATGGCAGGCCCGTGTTGTTGGCGTTTTCGTGCGGCAAGGATTCTATCGCCGCGTGGCTTGCGATGCGGGATATGGGCATCGAGGTCGTTCCCGCGTATTTGTACTATGTGCCCGGTTTGAGGTTCGTGGACGAGGAGCTGGATTATTTCGAGCAGAAGTTCCAGACCAGAATCAAAAGGTATCCGCACCCGTCGCTGTACCGGTGGTTGAACAATGCGGTGTTCCAGGCTCCCGAACGGTTGCGCTATATCGAGGCGGCGCGGTTGCCTGAGCCGTCGTATGAGCAGATGTGGGATTTCATCCGCGCCGACGTGGGCTTGGATAAGAGCACGTGGTGCGCGGATGGCGTGCGCGCCGCCGATTCGATTCAGCGTCGCGGCGCGTTCGTCCAGTACGGGTACTGGCGGCGCAACCTCAAGAAGGTCAGTCCTATCGGGGATTGGCTCAAGGGCGAGGTATTGGACTGCATTCGCGGGCATCATATCGAGCTGCCGTGTGATTATGCGTGGTTCGGTCGTTCGTTCGACGGCATCGACAAGCGTTTCACCAAGGTTCTCAAGGACAAGGCACCGGACGATTACGCGACGCTGCTTGAATGGTTCCCCTTGTTGGAGGTGGATCATGTCAGGTGATTTCAAGTTCTCTTTTTCCAAGAAGCCCAAGGGCAAGAAGGCTGTGAAGCCGGTGCCGGAGAATCTGGACGAGAACGCGAAGGAATACCGCGAGCGCGCCCGTGCGGAGCGCAAGCGTTTCGTGGATGCGACCGACACCGAGTTCTGGCTGTGCCTGTGTTTCCCCTCCCCCGCCGAGATGGCGCGGTGGCGTGAGCGTTTTGGTTTCGGCGAGGAACACCGGATCTATGCGTACCGTGACATCGCCGACAGGCTTGCCCCGTACAAGCCGGCCAGGTCGTCTGCCGTGGCGTTCGGTGCCGGTGTGGGGTTCGTCGGCGGTCTCGGTTTCGCGGAGAAGACGCCCGACCCGCTCGCCGGCGTCAAGTACACCGATGATCTGGAAAAGGATTGCCTCGCCGAGCTCTCCGCTCTGCACAAGGCGCTGGTTTCGGCTCGCAGCCCGGAAAAGCTTGTCGATCCGACCGATTCCGAACACTGGTTCGCCATCGCATTCCCGTTGCGAGACGACAAGGACTCTTTCCTCGCCGAGTACGGTCTTCGCAAACTCGGAGATAAATACCTCGATGGTATGGCCGTAGCTCGGAAGCTGGGAGGTGAGTTATGAGGCGAGTCCGTTATGCGAGCACCAACGATATCCGCTATACGGGGTATGGGCGTCGCTCTTCCGGTTCATCCGGTGGCGGTGTGTCCGCCCTGCGTGTGAGTGCGTCCCGTTCCGCGTCGCGATCGAGCGGATCGTGAACCGGTAAACAATATTTTTTTCGTTCAAGCCGTCCCTATGTGGCGGCTTTTTCATTGGGAGGTTCTCATGCGACGCGGCTCTTCTTCGGCTTCCCGCTCGTCCAGCAGCGGGAGCGGCGGCAACTCATCCCGCTCACGCTCGAAGGGCTCAACGCTTTCCGGCGTCGGCTTCTCGAAAGAGCGAATATCCCAATACCGCAAACAGGGCTTATCCGACGAACGTATATCGAAGCTATGGCAGGATACCCTCAAGATGCGCGCGTTGATGAAGAAACGCAAGGAACAGGGAGTCAGCGATCTTGAAGCCGGCGTTTCTCAGTCATGGAAGAACGCCCAGGCACGCCGAGACCGGGCGTTCGACAAGCGGTTCAACGACGAATGGAACAGATACCGCAGTGCAGGCTGGAAACGGTAGATCCCGATTTTTCTTGTCCACATCGTTACTGGAAAGGAGGTGGATCATGCGTAACCTGTTCCAGCGTGCCGGCAATGCGGTGCGTAACGTTGCCGGTCGTATCCGCAGCGCTTTTTCTCGCGGTGGCTCGCGTTCCTCCGGCTCCTGATTTCCCGATGGAGGTGATTGTCATGCGTCCGAGATACGTGCAGGGCGAGTTTGATTTCTCTCGTGCAGCCGGTTCCGCTCGCGCTAGCCGCTCCAGCGGCTCCTAGACATTGATTCGAGGTGACCCAGTTGGCCAAGACCGCGACAGTACAGCCCAACCTGCCTGACGGCATCGAATGGCCCGAGGCGACCGTGCGATGGTGGGAGCATTTGGCTTCCACTCCAGGCGCGGACTCGTGGACGGAGGCCGACTGGGACAACCTCATGAACGCCGCCCTGATCCACGCGGACATCTGGGGTTCCGGCAATTTCGCCAGCGTGCCCATACTGAACAAGCTGTTGCAGGATTACGGGATCACGCCCGCCGCGCGCAGCCAGATCATGCAGGCGAAAGTCCAGAAGCAGGAGCGGCATACGCCGCTTGACGAGATAGCCGAACGACGGAATCTGAGGGTGATCGAGGGTGGCAAGGCGAAGAGGCGTACAGGAACCTAGCTTCGCTCTGGTTCCCAAGCACGCGCAGTCCGAGGGAGGCGAGGCGTGCGCGCTCGCTGCCGGCTACGACATGAAGCCGGACAAGTGGCAGCGCATCGTGCTTGAGGGTTGGCTCGCCACGGATTCGAAGCTGCAATGGGCGGCGTCGGATTGCGGGTGCGCGGTGCCGCGTCAGAACGGCAAGAACGCGATTCTCGAGTTCACGGAATTGTACCTTGCCGCGATCCTCGGCATGAAGATTCTGCATACGGCGCATGAGGTGAAGACCTGCCGCAAGCATTTCCTGCGTATGAAATACTACTTCGAGAACGCGCGCAAGTTCCCCGAACTGGCGGAGTTGGTCACCTATATCCGGGCCACGAACGGTCAGGAGGCCATCGTGTTGAAGAACGGTGGCAGCATTGAGTTCATCGCCCGTTCGAAGAGTTCGGGCCGTGGCTTCACGGTGGACGTGCTGGTGTGCGACGAGGCGCAGGAGCTGACCGACGAGCAGATGGAGGCCATACAGCCCGCCATCTCGTCGGCACCCTCGGGCAATCCGTTGACCATCTACACGGGCACGCCGACCCCGCCGACTTCGCCGGGCACGGTGTTCGCGCGCATGCGCCGCAACGCGCATCGCGACAAGCCGCCGAAGAACCTGTGCTGGTTCGAATGGGCGGCGACCGAGATCGGCGACGTGCACGACCAGCAACGCTGGTACCGGTACAATCCATCGCTCGGCACCCGCCTGTTGAAAAGCGTGGTCGTTTCCGAGTCGGAGAAGATGACGCCGGACGGTTTCGCCCGCGAACGTCTCGGCTGGTGGAACGATCAGGCCGGCGCGCTGTCCGATATCGATGTTGACGAGTGGGCCAAGTGCAAGACCGACAAGCCCTGCATGGATGGCTACAACTCGTATGCGGTCAAGTTCAGCGCGGACGGCGCGAACGTCACCCTCGTGGCGTGCGTGCGCCCGCCCCGCAAGTCGAGTGAATTGCCGCACGTGGAGGTCATCGCCTCGCGCAGCATGCGCGGCGGCACCGGCTGGCTGGCCGACTGGCTGACCGCCGAGAAGAACGGTGCGGAACGATGGCGCAACGCCATCGGCATCATCATCGACGGGCGCGTGGGAGCCCCCACCCTGGTCAACAGCCTCATCGACAAGGGCGTGTCCAAAAGAGTGATCGTGGTGCCGCGCCCTTCCGACGTGGCGGACGCTTGTTCGATGCTCGAACAGGCCGTGAACGACCATGGGCTTACCCATTTCGGCCAGCCTCTGCTTGACGAGGCGGTGGGTCATGCGAAGCACAGGAAAATCGGCGACGGGTTCGGCTACGAGCCGTCCATGGAGAACATCGACGTGAGTCCCGTGGAAGCGGTGGCTCTCGCGTATTGGAACGTCAAGACTTCCAAACGTCATCCGGGAAGAAGAGCGAAGGCGGTGGCATTCTGATGCAGATTCCCAGTCTTGAAGGCGTGCAGGTCGATAATCTGCCCGACGAGTGCCGAGAACCGTGGGATTTGATGATACGTCAATGGTCCCAGAAGCTCGAACGTAACCTTTTGCGCACCAAATACTACGACGGGCGCAACGAGCTTAAGAATCTGTCCATCGCCGTGCCGGACAGCATGGCGGGGATAAGCGAGGTCGTGGGCTGGCCGCAGAAATCGGTGGACGCTTTGGCCGACCGCATCGTGTTCGATGGTTTCGTCGGAGTCGGCGACGACAGCCGCGATCCGTTGGGTTTGGATTCGATTCTTTCAGACAACGACTTCGACGTGGAATTGCCGCAGGCCATCCGCAGCGCGCTCACTCACTCATGCTCGTTCCTGAACGTGCGCAGCGCGGAACCCGAGGATGGTCTGCGCTCGAAGGTGTCCGTGTCGTTCCGTAGCGCGCTCTATGAGACCGGCCTGTGGGATTACGCCCGTCGCGGCCTGTCGGCGGCGTTGTCGATAACCGATATCGACCGCTCACAGTACGCGCAGGCGAACACCATCGTGCCTTCCGAACTCATGCTCTACATGCCCGGCTACACGATTCGTATACGCCGCACGCAATCAGGCCGCTATCATGCGGACGCTCCCCGGAACACGTACATGGATCATGTGCCTGTGTACCTGATCCCCTACCATCAGGACCTGAACCGCCCCTTTGGCCGCTCGCGCATCAGCCGCGAGGTCATGAGCATCACCGACACGGCGGTGCGCACCATGCTGCGCATGGAGGTAAGCGCGGAATTCTATTCGAGCCCGCAACGCTATCTCATAGGCGCGGACGAGCCGCCAGAGGACAAGAACGGCAGGAAGCTGACCGGCTGGGAAGCCACCATCTCGAAGATGCTCAACATCAGCCTCAACGAGGACGGCCAAGCGCCCACCATCGGCCAGTTCACGCAGATGACCATGCAGCCGCACACCGACATGCTTCGCGCCCTCGCGGCACGCATGAGCGGCGCGACCGGCGTGCCGCTCAGCCAGTTCGGCGTGATGACGGATTCCGGCCCCTCCTCGTCCGAAGCGATCATGGCGGCCGAAAGCGAGCTCGTCATCGAGGCGAAGAACGCCTGCCGCGCCATCGGAGTGCAACTACGCAAGGCCGCGAGGGACATCGCCATCCTCAACGGCACCAGCGAGGACAGCGACGAGCTCAATCGTCTTCAGGTCAACTGGCGTGACCCCGAACGCCCATCGCAGGCCGCGCTCTCCGATGCCATCGTGAAGCAGGTGACGGCCATCCCATGGCTCGCCAACTCCGACGTGGTGTTGGAGAAGCTCGGCTACACGGATTCCGACATCACACGCCTATTGGCCGACAAGCGCAAGGCCGAGACCCGCAGCGTGCTTGACTCCCTCGTGAACGGAGGCAACAAGGATGACGGACAACCAACAGCTGAATCAGCTACAGGCCAGCCAAACCAGGGCGGTGGAACTGGCTCGCCACGATCTGGCGAAACTGTGGGAGACGCTGCAACAGCTCAGCCCCGAATGGCAGCGTGACATGCTGCTCGACTACGTGCCGCAACTGGTCGCCAAATACGGTGACATCGCGGCGCAGGCCGCCTACGAATGGTATATGCGCGTCCGTGGCGAATCGGTGCCAGAACCATGGGAGTCCGACCTATCCGACTCGTTCCCCGGCGACGGCATCGACAAGACCATACGCTGGCAGGCCGGCCACCTGTGGACTGACCCGCAGACCATGCAGGCGTATCTGGCCGGCGCGATGCAACGCTGGGTCATGTATTCGGGGCGAGAGACCGTTGCCCGCCTATGCGAGCACGACCCGTCCAAACCCCGGTACGCGCGCGTGCCGAGAGGCGCGAAGACGTGCGCGTTCTGCACGATGCTCTGCTCGCGAGGCTGGGTGTATCACAGCGAGAAGACCGCAAAATACGCCAAAGGCTCGTTCCGCCTGTTCCACGACAATTGCGACTGCCAGATCGTCCCCGAATGGGACCGCGACCAAGCTCACATCGAGGGCTATGACCCAGACCGCATGTACTCGGAATACATGCACGCACGCAGCCTCATCGAGAACGGCGAACTGGACGACGACACCTATCGGATGATAAAGGCCACCACGAAAGGCGACCCCGAGAATCCGAACGACCCGAACACGATCACCTATGTGATGCGCCGACTCTACCCCGACCGTTACAAGGACGGCTACGGGGTTCCCCGACCGTCGCACTCGAACTGAGATTTTCCCTGACCACCCGCACGGGTGGTTTTTTTATGCCCGAAACGGGCCCCAACCATAGGAGGAACCATGACCGAAGAGGCCAACGGCAACCAGCAGACGGCACCGACCGATAACGGAGCGAAGCCGCCCGAAATCGACTACGAGGCCAAATACAAGGAGGCCATCGCCCATTCCCGCGAATGGGAGAAACGCGCCAAGGACAACAAAGCCGCCGCCGACGAGCTGCAACAGCTCAAGGAGGCCCAACTGTCCGAAGCCGAAAAGACCGCCAAACGCATCAAGGAACTCGAAGCCGCCAACGCCGCCTACGAGGCGGAGAAACAGCAGAACGAATGGAAGACGCAGGTTTCCAAGGAAACCGGCGTGCCCATCGGACTGTTGCACGGCTCCACGCTCGAAGAGATGCAGGCCAACGGCAAGGCGCTCGCCGACTACATCACCGAGAAGACCAAGCCGAACGTGCACGCCTCCTCCGAATCCAACCAGCCGCCAGCACCTTCCGGAGCTTCCGGCGATTGGCTGCGTGACCAGTACCTCCAAACCAAATAAAAACTCATCCCGATTAGAAAGGAACCATGATGGCTTCCAATGTGAACTCCATCATCGCCAGCGGCGATCTCGGCGGCGGACTCATCCCCACCGAATACGCCACCCAGATCATCCAGGACGCCCCGAAGTCCTCGGTGTCTCTGACCCGCATGCGCCAGATCCGCATGAGCACCCGCACCCGCACCCAGCCGGTCCTCGACTCCAAGCCGATCGCCTACTGGGTCGGCGGCGACACGGGCCTCAAGCAGACCACCAAGCAGGCGTGGAGCGGGCTGAGCATCACCGCCGAGGAGATGGCCGCCATCGTGCCGATCCCCGAGGCTGTGATCGCGGACTCCGGCATCCCCCTGTGGAACGAGGTGCAGCCGCGACTGGCGGCCGCGCTCGGCTACAAGCTGGATCAGGCCACCCTGTTCGGCGTGGACAAACCGTCCAGCTTCCCCGACGGCATCATCCCGCAGGCCATCGCGGCGCATAACACGCTCACCCAGGGCAAGGACCTCGCCAAGGACGTGGCCACCATGGGCCAGAAGCTCGCCGAACAGGGGTTCGCCATGAACGGCTTCGCCAGCAAGCCGGGCCTCAACTGGGAGCTTATCGGCCTGCGTAACGCCAACGGCAGCCCGATCTACGTGCCCTCGCTCGCCTCCGGTGCGCCGTCCACCCTGTACGGTTTCGGCCTCAACGAGGTCGACAACGGCGCATGGGATACCACCAAGGCCGTGCTGCTCGGTGCCGACTGGTCGAACTTCGTGGTCGGCATCCGTCAGGACATCACCTACAAGCTGCTTGACCAGGCGGTTATCACGGACGACGACGGCAAGGTGATTCTGAATCTCGCCCAGCAGGATTGTGTGGCCATGCGAGTCGTGTTCCGCGTGGGCTTCCAGATCGCCAACCCGATCAACGACGTGCAGCCGGACAAGGCCAAGCGCTTCCCGGCCTACGTCATCGCGCCGGCCTCCGCCGTAACGGCGTAGGCCACCGGAAAGTGATGGCCATGGGACTGAAGCTGCCGGCCGCAGCACGCGGCTACGGCATCATCGCATCCCGACATTAAGGAGGCCGCCATGTTCGACGACACGGGAGAAAACCCATTTGCCACGCATTTGGAATTGGCCAAACGCTGGAAGCAGATGCCGGATGACCCCGATTATGTGGATCAGCGGCTGGCCGATGCTTCGCAGTTCCTCCGCGAACAATGCCCGGGTTGGCGGAACATATCGCGGGCGACGCTTGAACGCATCGCCTGCGAGCTCGCCAAGGATGCGATCTCGTCCGACATACAGACCGAGGGCGCGGGGTTCGACACCACCGGTGCCAGCAATCTCAGCCTCACGGCGGGGAATTTCACCCAATCCATGACATTCGCGAACCCTCGCGGCGAATTCTACTTGTCCAAGGGGCAGAAGAAGGCGCTCAGGCTCACCGGTCAACGCTTCTACAGCATCGACCTGTCGAACGGGGAGGCGTCATGAGGGGCGAAACCGTGAAAGTGGTGCGCTACACGCCCACGGGCGAGACCGACCCGGGCGGTTCGCCCGTCACGAAGGTCGATATCGAATCGGTGGGCAACGTGCTCGTCTCGCCGGGTGCCATGTCGAATGCAACCGATTCGCTGCGCCCTGACGGAGTGACCGTGGCGTTTACGTGCCTGTTCCCCCGCTCCTATGAGTTCCGCAGCCTGCGTGGGGCGGGGGTGCGCATCGACGGGCATGAATACAAGGTGATTGGCGACCCGAGACCATTGGGCGGCGGCATGAAGCCGACCGCCTGGAACCTCACGGTAGAAGTCACCGACACGAAGGGATAGTGCATGAAACGGGTGAAACTGCATTATTCGGCATTCCAGGCGTACAGGCGCAACGAGGGCGCTCGCGCCGCCTTGTCGGAGGCACAGAAGATCGCGGCCCGCGCCAACTCCATGGCCGCGCCGACTCACGCGGGGCAGCCGTCGTACACGGCGGAGGGCCCGCGGGCGAACGAGAAGGGCGCGACGGTGCTCGTGCATACGGATAATCTCGCCGCGCGCATCGATAACGCCGTGCGCGACACGCTCGCCAAGGCGTTGGGAGGCGGCTGATGAACGCGGAGAAGCTGGTCATGGACTGGCTCAACGCGGCACCCGAACTCAAGGATTATCCCGCGAGCTTCGAGGTTCCCGCCGAATCCAGCGCCACGAACCGTATCCCGTTCGTCACCGTGGAACGCACGGGAGGTTCGGAAGGCCGGTTCGTGTCGAGACCATTGATCGCTGTGCAGGTGTGGGCCGCTTCACGCTGGGAGGCTTCGGACGTGGCACAGCGTCTCGTGCTGCCACGGTTGAAACGCATCGTTGAACTGCCCGAGGTGGCCGATTGGGATATCACCGGCCTGACCGACTTCCCCATGCCGGACGGACGGCCACGCTACCAGATACTCATCCAGCTCACCGTCAAGACCGACGAATGAGCATCATTTCCAGAAAGGGCCTAATCATGGCTAATGAAACAACAACGAAGAACGATTCCACAAACGTGTCGTTCGGCAAGTTCAAGGTCGGCGGCTACGCGTACGCGGCACCCGTCGGCACCGCATTGCCCACCGATTCGGAAAGCGAGCTCGACCCCGCTTTCCAGCTCATCGGCTACCTCAGCGAGGACGGCATCACGAACACGACCGACACCGACACCGCCGAAGTCAAGGACGCGAACGGTACGACCGTGATGAAAGTCGTCTCCAGCTCCTCCGAAAGCTACCAGTTCGTGCTCATCGAGTTCCTGCGCAAGGCAGCGGCGCAGATGCGCTACGGCAACGACGCGGTGACCGGCAAGGACAAGAGCATGGTCATCAAGCATCAGATGCCCGACGATACACCGGTCTCGCTCGTGTTCGAGATCGTTGCAACCGGCAACGTGAAGGACCGTACCGTCATCGGTTCCGCAACCCGTTCCGAATTCGGCGACCGCCAGATGCATTCGAGCGACGTGCTCGGCTATGACCTCACTGTGGCCGCGAACGACATGGGCGATGGTGTCACCTCCATCGAATATATCGGCATCCCAAAAGACCAGAGTCTCTGACCGTGACCGCAACGGCTCGACTAGCCAACGCTTCCCCTCGCGGATTCCTTTCTTCTCTCCTTGCCGCGAGGGGAACCCTTTTTTAACCGTCAAGGAGAGAACCGCTTTTTTATCAAGGAGAATCAGAATGTCACGCAACCGAAGCCACCGCAACACAAACGCCAACCAGATTGCCAGCCATCCACAGGACCACAAGCAGTCCAAGAATACGGTTCGACGTGTCAACGTCCGTGGAATCGATATCGGTATCGACCCGAAGGTTTTGGACGATTGGGAGTTCATGGAATCGCTCTACGACCTTCAAGCCGACCCGAAGGGCAACGCCTTGCAAATCATCCCATTCCTACGCCGACTTCTCGGCGGCTCATACGACAAGGTCAAGAACGGATTACGAGGCGCTGACGGGCGCATCGACGGCGAAACCATGGGCACCTTCCTGACCGAGCTGTTCGAGGAGATGGGTAAGGCTTTCCCAAACTCATGACGCTCGTGCTCCTTCTCGACCGCTGCCCCGACCAGTTGGCGGCGGACATGAGAAGAGAGTACGGGCTTGCCGTCCGAGACCTTCCGCCCATGCAGGCCGCGCTGCTGGCCGTGAATCTGCCGGATGGATCGCGTGTCTGGCAAGAACTGAACACGGCGCGCGCGTGGACGTTCGACCAGTATCTCGCCGTGCTGCGCATCGAACAGATGAACCTGTGGATGTGGGGCAACGAGGACCCGAAGAAACGAGGTCCTCGGCCCAATCCGTTGCCGCGTCCAGGCAATCCACTGCCAAAATCATCCCACGAATCCGGCCAGCAGCCCGAAAACCCCGATGGGAATACCGTACGCCGCACGCGCACCATCAAGGCCGTGGGCATGACCGTCGAACAACTCGACCGATTCATGAACCAACGGTTCACGACCGTGAACAGTGTGAGGAACCGACCGCAGACCGGACAACCATAACCAAACAGAGGAAGGCGAAACAATGGCCTATAATCTCGCGACCGCCTACGTGCCCATCGTCCCCTCGATGGAAGGCGTCGGCAAGGCCATCGAAAAGGCGTTCGGCGACGCATCCCAGAACGCGGGAAGCAAGGGCGGCGGTCAGGCCGGCAAGGGCTTCGCGTCCGGCCTGCTCGCCAAGGGAGGCATCATCGGCGCGGCTGCGGCGGTCACGACCAAGGCTATGGGCGTCATCTCGAACAGCATCGGCAGCGCGGTCGGCCGCGCCGATCAGATGAACAATTTCCCGAAGGTCATGAAAAACCTCGGCTACAGTTCGCAGGACGCGGCCGCATCCATCAAGAAGATTTCGAACGCCTTGGACGGCCTGCCGACCACAAGTTCGGCAATGACCGGCATGGTGCAGCAGCTCGCCCCACTGATCTCGAACCTCGACGAGGCCACCGACATCGCTTTGGCGTTCAACAACGCCATGCTTGCAGGCGGTGCAAGCACGATGGAGCAGGAGAACGCGCTCACCCAGTACACGCAAATGCTGAGTGCGGGCAAAGTGGACATGCAGGCATGGCGTTCGATTCAGGCCGCCATGCCGGGCCAGCTCAACCAAGTGGCCGAGGCCATGCTGGGCGCAGGGAAGAACTCAAACGACCTGTATGAGGCCATGAAAAACGGGTCGATCAGTTTCGATGATTTCAACAAGAAGGTCATGGAACTGAACCAGAACGGTTTCGGCAAATACGCCTCGTTCGCCCAGCAGGCGAAGGACGCGACTCAGGGCATCGGCACGGCCATGGAGAACGTGAAGAACCGCGTCGCCAAGGCCGTGCAGAAGGTCATCGAGGCCGTGGGAGTGGAGAACATAGCCGGAGCGATTAACGGTTTCTCCAGCCAGTTCGGCAAGGTCGGCGACGCTGCGGCGAGCATGGTCACCGGCGTGAAAGGCTGGTTCGGCAAGGCGGCGCAGGCCGCGCAGCCGCTCGTGTCGATCTGGAAGTCCGATTTCGGGCAGCTCGGCATGTATCTGAAAGGTCTGGCGGCGAACGCGCAGGCATTCGGCGGGAGTCTGCTCGATGTCGTCACGAATGGCGGGGGCTTGCAGAACTTCCTCACGGGATTGAACAACATCATCTCCCCTCTCGTCAACTGGTGGATCGCGCTTACCCGCAACGTGAGCATCTTCATCGGCACGCTTTCCGACAGCGGCGGCGTGCAGGCGTTCCTCGCTTCGCTCAGCGAACTCTGGAAGGGCCTCACGCAACTCGGTCAGGGATTGTCAGACGCAGTAACCGGTTTCCTCGCGGTCGGTCAGAACGGTGGCGTCGCAGCCTCCATCGGCCAGCTCGTGGGCGACGCATTCAACGCCGCCGCCCCATTTGTCGAAAAACTCGCGTCCACATTGCAGTCGCTTGGTGATTGGGCGATCGGCAACGGCGATGCGATACGAACCATCATTGCTGGCATCGCGGGTGGTTTCGCGGCGTTCAAGACGGCGAGCCTCATATCCGCAGCCGTCACCGCATTGAAATCGTTCGACGCGGCGGCGAAAATCGCCGCAGCCGGACAATGGGTGCTCAACGCGGCAATGAACGCAAACCCAATTGTTCTCGTGGTCACCGCGATAGCGGCCCTTGTGTCGGCTCTTGTCTGGTTCTTCACGCAGACCGAGACAGGCCGCAAGGCGTGGGCGGCGTTCACCTCGTTCCTCTCTTCCGCGTGGCAGTCGGTGGTGTCGTTCGTCACCGGTCTCGGCCAGAACATCGCGAACTTCTTCACGCAGACGATTCCTAACGCGATCCAATCCGTCATTCAATGGTTCCAGCAACTGCCTTCCGCAATCGGAACGGCGTTGTCGAACCTTATCACGTCGATTGGCACGTGGGCGGTGAGCTTCGGCCAGTCGGCATTGCAGGCGGGCCAGCAGTTCGTCTCGAACATAGCGAACTTCCTCACGAACCTTCCGGCGACGATAGCCTACTGGCTCGCCTACGGCATCACGTTCGTGGTGCTGTGGGCCGCACAGCTCGGCTCTCAGGCGATTTCTGCGGGCCAGCAGTTCCTCACGAACCTCGGCACGTTCCTTATGCAGCTGCCGGGCAACATATGGAACTGGCTGACCTCCACGGTCGCGTCGGTGGCGAGCTGGGCCGCGCAGATGGGTGCCAACGCGCTTTCCGCAGGCTCCCAGTTCCTCAGCAACGTCGGCACGTTCATCTCCCAGCTTCCGTCGAACGTAGGCTCATGGCTGAGCGGTGCGATAAGCGCCGCAGCCAGCTTCGTCGGGCAAATGGCGTCGAACGCGGTCAACGCCGGCTCACGGTTCCTTTCGTCCATCGGCTCCTACATTTCGCAGGTGCCCGGACGCATCGGCGCCGGGCTTTCCGGCGCGATAAGTGCGGTTGGCTCGTTCGCCAGCAGCATGGCATCAGGCGCGTTGCGGGCGGGACAGCAGTTCCTCAGCAATCTGGTCAACACGCTTGCATCCATACCGGGACGCATGGTGTCCATCGGCTCGCAGATCGTGCAGGGCATAATCAACGGCATCACGGGCAGTATCGGCCAAGTCGGCAGCGCCATTCTCGGCGGCGTGAAAGACGCCATCGCCGACGTGAAGAACATGCTCGGCATCCACTCGCCATCACGCCTGTTCCGCGACCAGATAGGTCGGAACATCGGCCTCGGCCTCGCCCAGGGCATCAGCAACAGCCAAGCTGCCGTCATGGCCAGCATGAACGACATGGCCTCCGGTGTCGCATCTACGAGGTTCACGACCCCGGACGTAGCTGCCGGATACGGCGTGAAGTCAGTTGGAACCGCCGTTCCCACAAGCAGCGAAACATCGTCCGGTGAGCTGCTTGGCGAACTCCTGTCGGAACTGCGCGCACTGCACGCGGATATGCCGCTGATTATGGAGAAGCTTGGCATCGAGGTGGATGGTCGTGAACTCGGAAGGGTGATACGCAATGCGATCGCTTAGTTATATATGCGCCTCGACCGGTGAGACGATCCCACTGGAAGGGCCCGGTATCTGGGCTCAGACGGCGGATGGGCTGCGTGGACGCGAATGGTCGTACACCCTCGGATACCGGAGTCTGACCGGAGTAAGTCGTACGGCGCGCGAGGCCGAGCTTGACCTAACCTATGTCCGCTGCCCCGAGAAGGTGGACTGGACGCGCCGCCTGTTCGATGCCGACGTTGCCGCAGGAACGCCGGGCATGTTTGATGCTGACGGCTGGACGACTCGCGCCTACGTGGTCAAGGCGGAGCCGCAGACCATCACGCCGGTGATAATCCAGCAGAAGCTCACCGTGGTCATGCTTGACGGCATCTGGCGTAAGGCCGGGGAATCGCAGCACTTCTGGAGCGACGCGCTCACGCCCGGACTGGACCTCGACTATCCGCATGATTATCCGCATGATTATCTGGCGACCACGAGGAACGCGGTGGCCTCGAATCCCATGCCCACTGCCATGCCGTTCCAGATGGTGATATTCGGGCCGGTGTCGAACCCGCAACTCACGTTGGGCGGCAACACGTACGCGCTCGACATGGACATACCCTCGGGCTCCTACGTGACCGTCACCTCGATTGCAGGCCGTCGCACCATCGTCATGACCGCCGAGAACGGCGACGAGACCAACGTGTTCGACAAGGGCCGGCGCGGAACCGGTCTCAACGGGGGCGAATACATCTTCCAGCCGATACCGGCCGGCGATTCCATCGTGCAGTGGAGCGGCTTCGGCGTCGATTTGACCGTCTATCAGGAGGAAAGCGAGCCACCATGGTGGAACTGATCGTCACCGATGCGAGCCACGTGGACCAAGTCAGCCTTGAGGACTTCACGCTCGACGCCGCGTGGGGCGCGGACGAGAACGATTTCGAACTGACCGTGGACAGGCTCATCGATGCCGGTAGCTACGTGTATTTCGACGGCGGCGAATGCGGGGGCGTCGTGGACTCCCTGAAGGACTCGCTGAAGGACGGCCGCAGCACCCTCACCTACGGCGGTCGCACGTGGCACGGCATGTTGGCGAACAAGATTTTGGAGCCTGATAAGGGCAAGGATTATCTCACCGTGAGCGGCACGGCCAGCACGGTCATCGGCTCGCTCATCAGTCGTGTGGGGTTGGATGCCGTGTTTGACGCGGTGGATGCGCCCACTGCCGGCGCGCAGACCATCAAAAGCTACCAGTTCGACCGTTACGTGGATGCGTACTCGGGGCTGCGGAAGATGTGCGCCGCGTCTGGCCTCAAGCTGCGGCTCGCCTACGCTTCCGGGAAGGTCCGCGTCTGGGCCGAACCGGCAGCGCATTACGGCGACTCGATTGACAGCGACCTCATCGATTTCGACGCGACGCGCACGTGGAGGAAGCCGAATCACCTGATCGGTTTGGGCAAGGGCGATTTGGCGGCCCGCGTGGTCGTCCACTGGTACGCGGACGCGAAAGGCAACGTCAGCCAGACCCAATCGCTCAAAGGCGTGGACGAGATAACGCAGGTCTACGACTATTCGAATGCCGAGACCGCCGAACTCAACACCAAGACCAAAGAAAAATTGCAGGATCTGCAATCCGAGGGCGATGTGAAGGTCACCGTCCGCGACGACGCGAACGTGGTGTTCGACGTTGGCGACACCGTGACCGCACGTGACAATCTCACAGGCATCACCGTCAACGCGACTATCAGCAAGAAAATCGTCAAGGTCTCCGACGGCGTGCTGAGCGTCGATTACGAGGCCGAATAAGGAAGGGAGCCATTATGGCGCGTATCGACAATGCGATTGTCATGCAATGCGACCGGTGCGGCAAGACCGGCTGGTACACGAGCGAGGAAGACCCTGCCGGCATGAAGGACTGGTGGAACACCCGCCGTCTCAACGCGCAGAACGAGTTCGAAAACCATTTGCTCTGCGCGAACTGCTTCGGCGAGTGGACGAACAAAATGAAGGACTTCGACAACGCGATGGACTCGTGGATGCAGAACGGAGGCAAGCAGAATGGCTGAACTCGTTACCGGTCATGCGGGCAAGGCTCACGCGACAGCGGAGCAGGCGGCGGGATTGAACGCCGGCATCCTCGGCCTGGACGACTACGTGCTCGACGTGCACGACAAGTTCGAAATCACCGTCGTCTCCGCGAACAAAGTGACCGTCGGTACGGGCGAGCTGGTCATGCAGGGGCGTCACGTCAGCCAGGGCACGCCCGAGGACCTGATCGTCACCAACGGCAGTCAGGGGCAGAAACGCAACGATCTGATCGTATGCCGGTACACGAAGGGCTCGCAGTCGGTTGAGAGCGCGGAACTGGTGGTGGTCAGGGGCACGCCAACCACGGGCACGCCCACCGACCCAACGTTGAACACCACCAGCCCGTTGGACGGGGGCACCACCTACGACATGCCCCTGTATCGCATCCCGTTGGACGGCATCACCATCGGCACACCGGTCCCCTTGTTTAATGTTTTGAGGCCGATGAGCGACGTGTGGGATTCCCTAACCCCTGTCACGGGCCGGGTCAAGATGCCGTGTTCCGACAGGTATATCACTCTGGTTCGCGTCGGCCGTATCGTCACCGCCTGCGCGTATATCACGCTGACAAGTAATTTCAATCAGGTCGGCAACGTGTCCGTCAACGAGACAATTCCGGAGGGTTTCAGACCGTCCGGCGATTCCCGCGCGGTCATGCGCGGCACCGACAACAGCGGTGCAATCAGTTTCTACCTTTACGGCACGCCGGAGGGGAAAATGGTGTTGAACGGCACCGGATATACCAGCCGATTCGTCGGTATATCCGGCTGTTGGATTACCGAGTAGCATTCCCTAACCCGAATGCCGTATATTCTGTGCGGAGGCCATACCATCACCACGAATAATGACGGCACATTCTACATCAACGTCCAATCCCCAAACGGGAAGAAAGCCGATTACGCGGCCTACACGATTGGGCCGTTCGGCACTGGTTTCGGCCAGGCCGGCGAGTACACCGCACAACGTTGGGATACCAGCGACGTAAACCAGATACGCTTCCGCCTGTGGAACACCAAAGACAACCGCTGGTGCGGGAGGGTCGCGATATTCGGAAGCTGGGTCGCAATCTGGAACAGGCAATAGTTTTCCCTACCCCATTGCGGATTGATTAATGCCGCCACCGACCGCTACGGCATGGTGACGGCCGATAATCCATTCCGAACGACCGATGGCGTTTTCGTATTGTGCCAGCTGTGCCCGAACGGTATGTCGGATGCCGCGGGAAGGATTTTCGAAGCGTTCTTTTGGGACATGACCGACAGCAGATTGCGTTTCCGTATTCGCCGTGCGAATAATCACGAGTGGGTGAATGATCCGCAACCCGTGCGCGTTTACTGGGTGGCATTCAAGCAGCAGTCATAGCTTTCCCTAACCCAGACCGAAGTGCTGACGCTGATTAACTCCACTTACGGTACCGTCAAAGGCTACCGTCGCGGCTCGCTCGTCACGTTGCGCATCGACTGGAAGTCGTCGGCGTCCGGCTCGTGGAACACCGGCGATTTCGGAACCCTGCCTGAAAGCTGGCGTCCCCCGATGGACTTGAACTTCTCCTACGGCGGACGCGACGGCGCGAGCCAGAAGACCATCGTCGTGAACGCGAACGGAACCATGATCTACGCCAATCAGGGCGGCACGCAGGGGACTTCGGCATTCGGTCTGGCAATCTCCTACGGCATCTAGTCAGGCTGACGTGACCGGCGCTATCAGACAGCCGCGATGCCACGCATTCGCGAAGATGTCTATGGTTCCCGGCGTGATGTATTGGATTTCCCCTGAGCCGGTCGCGGCGAACTGGTTCTTGCCTAGATGCTCGTAGACAATGTTCTCCGCAGCCGGGGAATGTACGGCGGATCCAATCACCTTCCAGCCGACCATACGAGCCAGTGTGGTGGCTTTCCACGATTGTGCCTTGAACGCGCCCTTGTTGACCCATACGATGCTGATGACCGCGATGGCGGGACTGCCCGGCAGTATCGCACCGTTAAGGTACATCTCATCCCCGACGCTCGTGGTGCCGGAACGGTCGAACCGGATACGCTGGGTTAGGGAATCCCGTTCAGGCCATTAAGGCTCGCTCCCAGAGGCGTTGCGCGT